CCTAGTTGTACCCTAAACAACTTAAAGACCGGTAGTAACGCACATGGAAGACCATGTCGATACGGAAGACCCCGCGTTGAGCGAGGCCCATGCGTCGTCGGGTGACGACACGGACACGAATGAAGAATCACGTGTGTCCGTCCAAGAACGTGTTGAGGGTTTAATGCGTGGTGTAATTGCTGTTTTGAAGCATCACCGCGCCCCAGAGTTAGTTCTGATGAGTCTGAAAGGACCCATTTGGGACTGGCTTGTCTCTGCAGACGAGAGCCTGTTTGTAGAGAGAGCTAAGTATTTCACTACTCTCTGGATGGCGGTCTATCTAAGGAATGATCCGCCAAGTTCGGCAAAGTTGGGTTCCCCAATGCCGCGATCGGGCCACTGGCACAGGTGGTTTAAGACTCGTTTGAGGCGCATCACGCGCCGAAATACCCATTTGTGGTACTCAATCTTCCAGGCGAAGAGATCTTGTCTCCCCGCGAGTGAGGATTTGGTGGACGCAGCCTATGCGGCCCACAGGGTATCAATGCAGACCGAGGACCCACTAGTAGATTCTGATTTTGACGAATTGAAGGTTCTTGGCTCCGGCCTACTTAAGAAGCTCTCCCTACGGGTTGCAGAGCTTTATCGTCCAACTAGCGCAGGCGTAGTGGACGGGTTGGCTTCGGAATGCCTCGGTCAAACCGGAGTTTCGGATTGGCATGCCTCGTCTCGGGCGTGCTATGAAGCAACACGGAGTTCAGGTGGTCAGCTGGGTTTCCTGACTAGCCTTGCACACGGCGACAACAGTCGCCTCCTCTTACAGTGTAAGCACTGCAACGCGAAACAATTTCGTCATGACAATGATCCGGACCTTTGGGACGAGGAGTCTGACGAGGAAGTAGTGTTCAGTTGCCGACGCTGCCCTGACACCATCATTTCCCAAAACTTGCGAGATCTTGATCTCGATGAGCTGACGGAACTGGAGCCCTCTTTCGTGAGGTCTACTTCAGTGTATCTAGAAGATGGTGAATGGAGGGAGGAGGACGTCTGGGCGAAGCCGGACTCCGAGACCGCTTGGGAGTATGCTACGACGAAAATCCTTTGGGAGCGACCGTTGTGGAATATTTCCAGGCTGCCAGCGAAAATCTGTGCGGTGATCGAGCCTCTTAAGATCCGTGTGATCTCTAAGGGCTCGGCTCAGCACTATTATTGCTCTCGGGGTCTGCAGAAAGCCTTACATGGCACCCTCCGGAAGATTCCCTGCTTCCGTTTGATTGGCCGTCCTCTCGACGCTACCCTCCTAATGGATATCAACCGCCCAGGTGACGTCTGGTTGTCAGCCGATTACAAGGCCGCAACCGACAACCTATCGGCTCGTTTATCCGCTTGGATTTTGGAACAATTGACCCAGGGTCATCCATATGAGTGGCGCCGTCTCTGGCAGCTTGTCTTAGCCCCCCATGACTGTGAGTATCCTTCGAAGTCTGGGGTGGAGCCTGTCCGTCAAACCAACGGGCAGCTGATGGGCTCTATCCTGAGCTTTCCAGTATTGTGCCTGGCCAATCTTCTTCTGTTCCTCTGGTTTGAGAAGAAGTGTGGGCGTCGCGCGACCTTAAAGTCCGCATGCCAGTCGGTTCTGATCAACGGGGATGACCTTGTCGCCCGTATCAACCGCAGTGAGTTTCCCATCTTTCAAGACCTCGCGCGCCGTATTGGTCTCCCACTCTCTGTGGGCAAGACTTACGTGCACGAGAAGGTCCTTAACGTCAACTCGACCTGTTACCACTATCATACGGAGCATACTCCTCAAAAAGTGTGTTTCCTCAATACCGGGCTTTTGTTCGGACAAGGAAAGGTAATGAGTCATCAAGAGGCTGACGGTTCGGAAGTGGTTGAGACCCGCCATGTGACCAGCACATTCAACGAGTACGTCCAGGGAGCTCTACCTGGACGCCAATGTGAGGCTGCCGCTGATTTCATCAGGCAGAACACTGAGACGCTGCAAAACGAGTGTCGCGGGAGGAATATGTTTCTTCCTGAGGCTCTTGGTGGGATGGGTTGTGTCCCCCCTCTGGGCTTTTCTGTTAAGTTCAACTCTGGACAGAAAAGACTTGCGAAGCAGCTCTGGGAATCCGATCGCTACTTGTATGTACACGACGGTGTCGCCCCATTTCGTGCCATTCCGGCGCGTTCAGGGTTTAAAGCTGACTACCCTTGGAGCCTTCTCTCTCTGGAACAAAGGGAGAAGAGGTCTCTGAAGCGGTCCCGGATCAATTTCAGTGTCCGACGTTTTGTCGGCAGACAGCTTGTACGGAGCCCCGTCCCCAGGGAGTGCACATGGGACGAGTTACGAATTCATCGAATCCGTTTGGAACTCGCGCAGCGTCACGGCCGGATGGTACATGGTATCAGTGTCGTGGCGTTCCGAGACGAATGTCCAGATGGGGTTCTCCCCAGCATCGAGTCAATCGAGTCAGCTTTGCCCTTCGGGGAGCTGGTGCTTCCGCTCATGGAGCAGGGGCTAGTCGAGGAGAACCGAAACCCCCTCCTGTAGCATGGGAGGGGGTCCAAACACGCCGGCGCCTAAGAAGCGCAATGGGGTTATTCCCTTTAACAGCCAAAACGGTTGGGTGGTGGCGTTCCCGTAAAGTTCCGTACCAAGGTCCCGGATGGACCCCGATTTCAGTCTGGCGGTATCGCTGCCGGATGTGGAGTTCCAACTCTGAAGAAGCGCTTTGCGTGGATGTCCCTGACAGTATAGTAAGAGCTGGAAACCCTTTGTGGGTCGGGTCCCGGCCGGGCCGGATGTGTCAAGAGACTGCACGGCTGCACGGTCCCCTCTTCGGAGGTTGTGGATCGTTCGGAATAATGTACAGTCCAGAGTTAGGAACATCTCTGGATCCCATACAAAATGTCCAAGAAACCCTCAAAACCAAGCGGTCACCGTCCTGGAGATCCGCCCATCATGCCTGCCTTCGGTTCAAAGGTAGGGGCCATCGCTCGCGAAGAGCGCAAACTGGCAGATCTGGTAACATTGAACACCCCCTCAAAGCCCATGAAGACAAAGGCTTCTCGAAAGGCGAAGAAGGTCCGAGGTGCGGCCCCCGGCATTGGCTCTGCTAGTGCTCCCGGGTCCACTTTGTTGATGCCTGATGTGAATGAGTATTTTTCCCAGTTGAATGCTCCTTCTGAACAGGGTCATGGTAAGGTTCCGCTCAACCCAATGAACGTCCCGACCAACTCTTCTTTCACCTACAAGTCGTACAACTCCGTTTCAGCATCTATAAACGCGAATACTGCGACCTCCTTTGACTTCTTCCCCGGTCATGCAGAGGCTCAAGCCGCTGACCCGCTGGACCTTGTCTCGGCGCACGCCAAGACCCAGCGAGTTGGCGCCCTCGCCACCGATTATGTTGTTGGTCCAACCACCGACGGCATTTTTGGCACATGTATCATGGGCGTTGCCACAAGCGCACTTGCGCTCGACACTTTCCCCGCATCCTCGAATACCGCTGGTAGCACAGTTATCACGGCAGCCGAGGTCGCTCCCTTCACGGCGAGCGATAGCGACGGGAACCATACCCGTTGGCGCCTTCAGTCCTTGGAGGTTGTCGTCGAGAATGTGTCGACTCTCCAGAACCTTGGGGGGGACATTGTGGTGGTTCAACCAGATCACTCCAGCGACGCGACGGCGGTCGGAACCTATATGAAATATAGTTCCTTTCGTCGCCACAACGCTATGGAGCCCGTCAAAGTCCAGTGGCTCCCCCGGACCCGAGACCTTATGTGGTGGCATTCCCAGCACACCACCGCCGATACCGCCCTATCCGAGGTCGGTCTTCGCATCTTGCTTAACAACTCAACCGCCAATGCGCAACAGTACCGAGTCGACTTCATCGCCAACTGGGAAGTCTCCGGGGCACGATATGCTCAGCTCAGCACACCCACAAGGGATTGTGCCCAGGCCGCTGTCGTTGTTCCACGGGCTATCAATGCGGCAAGAAACCACACAGGCACTACCAAGTTCATTGGAGCGCACGGTGAGGTGGAAGCTGCTGGGGCTCATGGTCCTGGTACTTTTGGTCAGCTCGCCTCTCGGCTGGCCAGGTTGGGTTCTGCTGCTCTCAAGGCAACTGAGCAGCATGTTACTCAAGTGATCGGCGCCGGTGTCAATTTCACTGGTAAGGCCGTCGGAAGCTTCGTACGAGGCCTCGCAGGCAAGAACTGACTTGGCAGTTCACCGGAATCCTACCCGGGTTAACAAAGTAGGCGTTGGCTAAAGTTCACCAACGAAATGCCGTATCGGCTGAACCGTCCTTGGTTGTAGGATGTCACTATCAACCCGGGGTTTGTCCTCCCCGAGATCAAAAGGACAACGCGCGTGAGGAGGCAAGATACCGAAAGGATCGTCCGGCTCACAACCTTATGTAACGAAGGGATTGGATCTCTGGATTCGAGATCAACATGGTGTAGCGATAGTGGCGGAGAGATCCTCCGCACCTATCCTGTATCATTGGTTTGGAATCCTCTGTATGTCCGTTTCCAGAACATAAAAAAATTTTTTCGTCTAAGGTTCAACAAATCTTTCCAGATAGCCTAGGTACGGGTCGTCTGGAGTTCCCAGAGAATCTCGGGTCGCGGCAGACTTCGGTCCAGTGCTGCGATGGTGAGAGAGCGCGAGAACTACCTCCTCCTTTTGTGTGGAGTGAGGGAATCCAAGGCTTATGGCGAGGGCTCACAACCTCGTTTCCCG